TAAAACTTGGAGTATTCCTTACGAATGGTAGAGAACCCTTGATCTTGTGATCCCAAAGAATTTGATCCAATTTCACTCATCTTACTCACGGCATCATCAATTTTTCCGGTAAGTGTTCCGGTAAATGCACCCTGTTCTCCAACACTGGAATAAGGAACAATTCCTTCTGGAAGATATGATGCTAAACTCTCATCAAAGTTCCAGATAAGAATTGAAAGTAATGATGGATCTTTATATTTCTGTAGAACCTCAACTTTCTTGAGATTTGTTCTTTGCCCATTTACAAGATTTAAAACCTCATATGCAAACGGATTTGCAGGTAATTCAATATTTGTAATGGTTTTTGGTTTTGTCTTTGTCGCAGTCATAATTGATAATATGTAATTATAATTGTAGTTTTATTTATTATTAATCTTCGTCATAATCTTCGTCATCATCATCAAAGAAACCTTCTTGGAAACTTACTGCAACTACTTCATCAGGAATAATATTCCCGTGCTCATCATAGCACTCTGGATGTAATTTAGGAATTTCACGATAGTTCATCATATATTCTCTGGCAACCCAACCGGTTACGAGACCAACAATGAAAAAAAGGATGGTTACAAACGAACCGATGACTATACTGGCTGCCAACATTTTTTTTCTCCTGGGAAGTTAATTTACTTTCCTTGACTGAATTGAAAATTCAAAATAGATTGTGATTTCTCTTTTAAGAATGCAAATCAGTTTTTCAAATATGATATGAAATAATTTTGGTTTCTTTGTTTTTCCCCCTGATAGCATAAGTTCGACACCACGATTTGGTGTGATATCTTTATTTAGGTTTGACATTGTGCCATTTTCTGCTCCTTAAGGAACTTAACTGTATCAGTACATCCACCAAGTTTCTTGGAACCACACATAACTTGAGGAAATGTAGAATCTTCACCAAACTCGGCATAAAACTGATCTTTGGTAAAGTGTTCGTTAAGATTATACACCACAAAGTCGCTTCCTGTCAATTCTAATACAGTTTTAATTTTATGACAATACGGACAATTTTCTTTGGAATAAACAACAAAATTCATATTTTTTTTATAGATATTCTTTATATATTATAGCAGGTCCTATGGGGTTCTGGGGAGGTCTTGGTCCAGTTGGGGAAGTGTCATTAGTATAATTTTACCTCTTGATAAGTTGATTGTGTTTCTTCATTTATTTTCTTTTTGATTGCTGCTCTTAAGTCGTTAGTAATATAAACACTACGAGCAAGTTCTATAAACTCTTCATCAAATCTTTGTTCTTTTTCTAAAACTCTTAATCTATCTTCTATAGTCCAAAGTTTTAGGTTGACTTCTTTCAGTTTCACTTCATCTTCTAAAGTATATTGAGTAAGAGTGGATTTTATTTGATTTAATTCACAAAGTTCTTTTGAGATATATTCATTATTAGTGAATAATGATTTGATTTCTAAAATCGTAATTTTATCTAAAAGTTCTCCTATAGAGATTGGAATTGTTATTTTCATAATATTTCTAAAATTTGAGTTCTAATTTTTTCTATCCTATTATTCCACCATTCTAACACATTTTGAGAGTTAATTTCATTATTCCTACATTTTTCTACTGCTTCACTCCAAGTTTCAGAAAAAATCCAAGGAGGATTTTCTTCGTATTTAAATGTAGATTCAATTTCATCATTTGAACCAACAACTACAGGAATTGCTCCATTCATAGATGCTTCATAAAGACGGAAACAATCTAAAGATGAGTTTCCACGACCACAAGGAACAAAAACGGATCGGGAATAAATTTTACACATCAATTCTTTTGATATAGATTTTCCAGTTAAACCTGGGTTAAGATTATTAAATTGTGTTATCATCTCATTTCTATCAGATTTTATTTCACCAAACCAAGACCATTTTAAATGTTTATTTTCTTTAAAAACTTTACATCCATTTGTATAACCAAGTGGGATGTGAATTGTATTCGGTGTATATTCATATATTGAATGGTGATATTGCCTCAAGAATAATTCGCAATCATTTCCAAGTTGATTATAGTTTGAATTATTTTCTTGATAAAACTCATCAGAAACCATAATTATAATTTTAGGTTTAATTGCTCGTATTGTATGTTGAATATTTGAAAAATCATGAAGTCTACACGAAAATACAAAAACATCACACTTATTTTGAGAACTCTCAATATTTTCAGTTTTTATATACTCAGTATTTCCTTTTGGTAAAATTTCATTGAGAAAAAAATCAGATTCCCATAAACCATGTTCAAAAATATAATTCATAAATATTTTAATAAATTCAATTCATTTTTAATGGTATCAATTGCATTCTGTCTTTCTGGTGAGGATAATGTATCTGGATTAAAACCAGAAGCAAAGATAGTGATATTAGGGTTGTTCAGTTTTTTTGATACCTCAAACAGATAAGAGAATGCCTGTGAAAGATAAGGTTCTCCCAGATTCATTGCTTCACTAACTGAATGAAATGCATAGTTAGCACCTTTTTGATAATCACCAATACTCAATAGTACTTGACTACAACGAATAAGAACTGGTATTCTAAAAGTATCAAAGTATGACTTTGATTGATTGAGATATTCTTGTCCGTATTCTATTGTCCTTTCGGTATTTCGTACATTAAAATAATGATTAAAAACAAACCAAAGATAATAAGAGTTATTAGGATTAATTTTGAGTTCTCTTTCTATAATATTGAGGTAAAAGAGTTCTTTACCAATACTTCTATTGATTTTCTTGGTAATCTTAATCGTTGTATCTACCGAAACTTCATTTGGAAAATCTTCTGTAGAGACAAAGGATGGGATTTCGTGAACTGCATTTATCCACTTATAGTTTTTCGTTCTATGAAATCTGGTATGAACCTCAAATGATTGTACAGGTTCATCTGTTTCATTATCATCAAATCTCAAATGATGAAACTTGCTGAACTCATTTGAGATGACCTCAAAACCTTCTGAAAATAACTCATCCACATCTTCATTAAAATCAAGTGATAGAGCCCAGTCGGTTGTTATATAAGAAAGTGCAAGGTTTCGTGCCTTGGAGAAATCAAACTCTTCTACGGATTGTGAATGCTCATAAACCTCAATACCAGCATCTTTTAAGAGTTGTACTGTATTGTCTGTGCTTCCAGTATCAACAACAACAGTATGATAAAACTTCTTTGAGTTCTCAATAAACTTCCCAACATTTTCTTCTTCATTTTTACAAATAGCATAAAGTGTAATATTCATAGATAAGTGCTCCAATTAATACAAGGTGAAATCCATTCCTTTACAGAATGTGTAGAATATCCGGGAAGACAAGATATTAGAGGTCTTCCTCTTTGATTGAGTTCTAAAAACTTTGCGTGGTCTTGTGATGGTTCGGTATTTGTTGAGTATTTTTGATGTATTTCTTTATCTTCTTTGAGTGTTTTAAACTTTACGGCAAAGGTTTGTGTTGTGGAAGGAACTGGTTTCCAGTGTGAATGATTTGTAATCAGTATTTTAGACATCAAATCTGCATACATTTCTGTATATTTGTCTCTGTGGTCATATAAAGTCACATAAGAAACAGGAAGTGTAAAACCTTCTTGTAGAATAATATCCCATTCTGAACGATGAACATAATCATCTTCTAAAAAATAAATGATTGTATCATCATCAAAGTCCTGTGAAAGAATATAATCAAGAGTCATTATAAAACTTTTTGCCTCTCCACCTGCACTGATAATATGAACATCTTTTTCTTGTGAAAGAAATGTATTCTCTATCTTACCATAGTGCTCATCATAAATGATTGTATAATGAGTAGTCTCTGGATTAAGAGTATTCTTAAAGTTATGAAATACTTTTTCCTTATTCCACCAATCTGGTCTTTCTTTATTTGGTTGTTCTTGTATTTGAGAGTAATAACAATGTCTTAAAAAAACTTCAATCATATATTAAACTTATCATATAATATAGTATTTTTTTCACCAATGATTTCTTCTGGTGATTTATTTATTCTTTGTAGTTTAGGACGAATAGTATGAAGATTATGTAATCCCCAGGCAGCATCCTTTTCTTCTTTACAAGTACTTGCAATATTATTAAAGTTATGAGGCTCTGGTTCTATATTAAGAAACTCATAGATTTTATTGAGTTCTTGTTCTGGATTATCTGTAAGGTCATTATAATCCACAAGATGTATATTTTGACGATAATGAGTTAGACCATATACTAAACTTGCATATGGGTCAGAGACATAGTTTTTCCATAAACACTCAAGTCTATTATCTGTATTGATTGGAATATGATATTCATTGAGATGATTATCTATAAAATTATCAGACTGATTGTTCTTTTCTATAAGAGTTATATAAGAAGCAAGAACTTCTGATACTCTACGATTGGTTGCAATGATTTTAGGAGAAGTGCAAGTAAATCTTTGTACAGAGCCCAGATTTCTACACCAGGCACGATGTTTATCAATAATATAAGGTTTATCTATGTAATTATAAAAGTTTGATAGAAGTGAAGTATAAGTATTATTTTGTATTTGTTCTTTATTATAGGTATATTGCACATCAAGTTTTGTGAAACTTTCATCAATAAAACATAATAAATCTGCAAGAGGACTTGTGGGTGTGGTATGTATTTGTGAATGTTGATTGAGAATCGATGCTAATAATGTAGAACCACTTCTGGGAAGACCAGAAAGAAAAAATAAAGTCTGCTTCATAGTACTGGGTCTATATACTCAATTGCTGCACAACCACCAACTGATTTCCAGTTAGTTCCACCCGCAAATGTGGTGACTGGAGTTGCTCTATCGGTAGTATCATTGATTCCAAGTTGTCCATAAGCATTACGACCCCAGATCCAGAGAGTTCCATCGGTCTTGGTTGCACTGTAAGAAAATAAATCGTTATTAGTAACTTGTTTCCAGTTGGTTCCACCGGCAAATGTGGTCACCGGAGTTGCTCTAGAACCTCCGAAAATATTATTCCCCAATATTCCAGCATTCCCAGGAGGCCCAGGGAGATAATCATAACCCCAGGTCCAGAGAGTTCCATCGGTCTTGATTGCAGCAGTGGTAAGATAACCACAAGTAACTTGTTTCCAGTTGGTACCACCAGCAAATGTGGTCACTGGAGTACTTATACTCCCACCACCACCATTGATTCCAATTGATGTAGCATTATTAGCACCCCAAACCCAGAGAGTTCCATCGGTCTTGATTGCTGCATTGTGATAAAAACCACAAGAAACTGATTTCCAGTTGGTACCACCTGCAAATGTGGTCACCGGAACACTTCTTGCCGTAGTATCATTGTTTCCAAGTTGTGCCTCACCATTATTACCACCCCAAACCCAGAGAGTTCCATCGGTCTTGATTGCTGCTCGTACTCCTCTTCCAGTAGAAACTTGTTTCCAGTTAGTACCACCAGCAAATGTGGTCACCGGAGTATATCTAGTCGTAGTATCATTGGTTCCAAGTTGTCCAACATTATTACCACCCCAAACCCAGAGAGTTCCATCGGTCTTGATTGCTGCACCAGTAGAAACTTGTTTCCAGTTAGTACCACCGGCAAAGGTGGTCACTGGAGTATTTCTATTTCCACCACCATTATCTCCAAGTGCTCCATAACCACCATAACCCCAAACCCAGAGAGTTCCATCGGTCTTGATTGCTTCTGTTTGACCACCAGTACTAAAAGATGATTTCCAGTTAGTACCACCGGCAAATGTGGTCACCGGAGCACTTCTAGACCCACTATCATTGATTCCAAGTGATCCGTAACTATTCCGACCCCAAACCCAAAGATTACCTTGTCTAAAGGCATCTGCAGATATAAAGACATCATCAAATGAATGGGTATTTCCGTCTTGCTTAAAGTTATAAAAAGTAGGCATTATAGTATTTCCCAGTGATTATTTTTTAAATAGAGCACAGAAGTATTCATTTTCATACTCCAGTTCTTAAAATATTTCAGTGTATCACTATTTATAGTTTCGGTAAGATGTATAAGTCTCAAATATTGTCCGTTCTCATTTTTTTCTACAGAAGCAAGAACACCACACTTATCTGGTCTCATTGTCTCATCTAATAAGTTCTGCGTCCAGGCACACTGATAGTTCATACAAGAACCAGGACGAACACTATGAATATCACAACCAGTTTCACATAAGAACTTACAGGACTTTCCATTTCCAAACTCATAACCATAGGCATCACCCATTAACCAGGTACAACAAGCAGTACATTCTCCACACTCACGAAACATAATCATCCTCCTTGAAATAATAACTATAATTATTAAACTTAGAAGGATTTTGTTCGAATAATACATCATTATATAAAGTTTTTGGATAGCAACTATCACTATCACCAATCCATCTTTCTTTCTCCATTCTACAATCAGAATCCATATATCTAGATTTTATTGTATTAATATAAGAAGCATTTGCCCACCAAAAGTTCCCCATATAAGCATAAGTCCTATCATTTGGTATTAAAGAACCATCAGCACAAATACTTGGCCCAATCGTTCCCAAATGACATCCAACACAAGTATAAGTATCTAGATACTTTATACATTCCTTCCATCTATCAATCACAAAATATTCCATCATCAATCTCCAAGACTGAACGCAGAGTTCATCTTTAGTTGCTCCTTTGGTATG